CCCAGGCACCGATCCAGAAGTTGCGGAACCAGTCACACTTATTCCACAGGAGGATGAAGCCGCCGACGAGCGCCGCGATGGCCACGATGATGAGCCCGATCGGGTTGGCGCTCAGGGCAGCGTTGAGAAGCCACTGGGCGGCAGCGGCGGCCTTCGTTGCGACAGAGGCGGCGATGGTCGCGGCCGTCGATGCCACCTTGGCGGCCGTCTCGACGGCCCATGCGGCGGCTTGCCGGGCGATGGACACGATGGCGAGTGCGGCCTGCTGGACGAAGGACGCCAGCGCCTTGGCAATGGACGCGATGCCGCGCGCCCACGCCGGGGCCGCCGACGCGCCGCTGGTGAAGGCGAGAGAGAGCTTGCCGACGGTGCCGACGAGCGTGCCGATGGTGCTGGTCATCTTGCCGACGATGAACAGTGCCGGGCCAAGGGCGGCGGCCAGCAGGCCCGCCTTGACGATGAAGCTCTGCGTGCCCTTGTCGAGCCCGAGGAACTTGTTGATGAGTTCCGTGCCCTTTTTCGCGAGGTCCGTGAGAGGCGGGATCAGGATCGTGCCGATGCCGATGCCGGCCGTCTCCAGGCTGCCCTTCAACTGCTCGAACTGCCCGCCGAGGCCCTTGGTCCGCGCCGTGGCCATGTCGGTCGCGGCGCTGCCGTCGCTCGTTGCCTTCTTGTACTTCTCGATGCCCTTCGCGCCCTCGCCCATGAGGACGGTCGCCGCCCTGCTGGCGTCCGATCCGAATATGGTGTTGAGGGCGAGGGTGCGCTGCTCCTCGCTGAGCGGGCCGAGCTTGTCCTTGAGCTTCTGCGCCACCTCGGTGATGTTGTCGATGCGGCCCTTGCCGTCGACGAAGGAGAGGCCTAACTTCTCCATCATGTCTCTGGCCTTGTCGGTGCTCGGAACGAGGCGGGTGAGCATGGTCTTCAAGCTGGTGCCCGCGTCCGACCCCTGTATCCCCTTGTTCGCGAAGGCGGCCAGGACCGCGACGGTCTCCTGGAGGCTCAGGCCGGCGTTGGTCGCGCCCGGTCCGACCTGACTGAGCGCGAGGGCCATGGATTCGACCGATGCCGTGGAGGCGTTCGCACCGCCGGCGAGGGCGGCGGCGATGGAGCCGGCATCCTTGGCCTTGAGGTTGAACATCCCCATGGCCTTCACGGTGACGTTGGCGGAGTCGGCGAGGAGCATGTTGCCTGCCGCCGCGAGGTCGAGCGCGGCCTTGAGGCCGCCGGCCTTGATCGCCGCTGGTCCCATGCCGCCCTTGGCCAGCTCGAGCATGCCCTGCGCGGCTTCCCCGCTGCTGAACATCGTGTCGGCGCCCATCTTGAGGGCGTACTTGCTGAGGCCCTCCATCTGGGCGCTGGACGCGCCGGCGGCGGACTGCACCTGGTTCATGGACGTCTCGAAATCGGCGGCCATCTTGACCGACACGGCGGCGACCGCGACGAGCGGCAGGCTGATCCACTTGCTCATGCCGCCGCCGACGGTGGCGACCGATGACCCGAACTTCGTCATGCCCCCCGACGCATTGAGCATGCCGGCGGTGACGCCGGCGCCGGCCAGCGTCGCCTGCTTCTCCATCAGCGCCAGATCGCGCAGCACCTTCTTCGTGCCGGCGCCGTTGTAGGTCGTGAGGATGCTGATGCGGACGGCCATCAGGCGCCCAGCCTCGCTGTGTACTCTGATTCGAGCGCCGTGATCTCCGCGCTGATCGTGGCCTTGGCGGCGGCGCTGCGGTCGCGCCACGCCGGCCAGAGGAATCTTCCGGGCGCGCCGTAGCGAGCGGTGAGCGTGGCGATCAGCGACTTGGTGCGCGCCACGTTCTGCGGCTGCGAGTCGCGCACGCCCTTGGCGGTCTCGAAGATGGCGGCGAGCACGCCCGGCTCGCTTGACCACTTCTCGCCGCGCCCCACGTTGCCGGGCACGGTGGTGACCGACTTCGAGAAGCCGGAGACGCGGTTGCTGGTCTTGATCCGGTAGGCGTTGCCGCCGGCGCCCGTCTCGGCAAAGTTGGCCTGCGCGCCGCCCTTGAGGTCGCGGGCGACGGCGTTCAGCGTCGCGTCCATGCGCTTCAGCAGGTCGGGCTCGAACTTGAGCATGAGGCCGCGCGTCTGGGTGAGGCCCTTGATCTCAACGGCTGAGGCGCCCACTTGCGTCAGCGCCCGCGCGTCATGCGGCGGCCCACGTCGGCGAGTCGGGCTTCGCGAGCGCCGCCGCCGCCTTCATCGCCGTAGAGGATGTCGACCATGGCGTCGAAGACGCCCGGGCTGAAGCGCGAGACGCCGAGGAGGTCACACAGGTCACCCACCGGCTGCAGGGAGTCGAGGGCCACCCGAGCTAGGCTGCGCTCGGTGGCCCGGCGGCTTCCCCCACGCCCTGCTGCTCCACTTCGTCTTCGCCCGTGGGCGGCACGATGAAGTCGAGCCACGCCATCCAGTCGCCCTCCGTGTGCGGGGCGCGCAGGCGCTTCGCGGCGAGGTAGATCGCGTACAGGCCGCCGCGCTGCTCCTGCATCTCGATGGCATCCGGGTACTCGCTGCGCGCCCAGTCCTGCCCGCGAACCGAATCACCGATGGTCACGACGAGCGCGGTAGCCTCGCCGGTGTCGACGTATATCAAGTCGATCTTCTGTGCCTGGCCCATGACGTGCCCCCTACGGTTGCGGCCCTCAGTACGTGGCGACGGTGTTGACGACGGTGCCCGTGAAGCACGGGTTGCCGTAGCACTTGCCGGTCAGCGTCAGTTCGGCGGGGCCGCCCTTGGGCTCGGCGTCCGGCTCTTTCGTCTTCCACGCCACGCGGGTTGCGGCCAGCGTCACGCTGGACGGCGCGTCCGTGAAGACCAGCGAGAACTCGCCGTAGGGCACGTCGGCGGTGACGTTGTCGCCGTCCACGGCGCCGGTGAGCAGGAGGCGCACGGGCAGCAGGTCGGGAACGCGGACCTTGAGACTCACGCTGATATCGAGGTCGCCCTCTAGCACGTCGCCGGCAAGCAGGCTGCCGGAGTAGACGTCGGCCTCGAGAGCACGCTTTATGTCGACCGACCCGCTGAGGATCTCGGCGTCGCCGTCGTACTGCGAGCCGTCGAGGTCGATCGTCGCGGCCAGGTGGATGCCCTTGAGGTAGTCGAGCAGAGCCTCATCGAGGCCCGGCACGTAGGCTTCGTCCGACCAGTCGGCGTCCACTCCCGCCCACGTCGGCGTCACCTTCACCGGGGCGTTGCCGTCCCACTCGATCTTGAGCTCGTCGAGCTTGCAGTCGGAGGCGGCCTTGCGCTCCTCGTCCTTGGCGCCGAAGACGGTCACCCAGGGGAGCACGGCGGCCGGCGTGATGACGTGCGTGTACGTGCCGCCGCCGCCCGCGGCAGCGCCGCCGGCGAGGTTCGCCGCCGACAGGGCGGTGACGACGCCGGCGCCACTGTTGCCGGCCGCCACGGACGCCGCGATGAGCGCCTTGGCGTCGGTGTCCGCGTTGATGGCGTTCTTGACCTGCGAGGCGGTCGAGGTGATGGCGCCGGCACCGCCGGTCGCGAGGTTCACGCTGATGGCCGATGCAGCGACGTCGACGGAGAGCGCCTGGTCGTTGCCGTTCGGGTTGACGAGGGCGACCGTGATGCTGTTGCCGGCGGTGCCGGCCGTCTTGGCGAGGAAGGTGAGGTCGTTGTTGACGCCGGCGAGCGCGGTCGTGAGCACGGCCGCCACGGCCGGCGCCCCGCCGCTCGGGGTGCTGGCGCCGAGGGCCGCGTACAGCAGGCCGCCGAAGGACGCCGGCCACATGCGGCTCTCGTAGTCGGCGGCCACGGCGGCCGAAGCGCGGTACTCGCCGATGCCGCCGATCTCGGCGGACGTGAGTTCGTCTTCCTTCTGCTCGAGCTCGAAGCTTACGAGCGCGCCGCCGCCCACCGGACCGAAGAAGGCGGGCTGCGCCTCGGGCGCGCCCTTTGCCGACTGGATGGCGAATCCGGCGGCCGACAGTTTCAGGTTCATGCGGACTCCTCGAGTTCGTCTAGCGTTGCCTGCGTGCTCATCGCTTCATTGTCCGGTCAGCGTCACCAACAACGGCACTCGACGGTCAGGGAGAGCGACACCTGCCGGTGCGTGCCGTCCGTGCCCTCCTCGAGCCGGTAGTTCGGGACGGTCCACGACGGCACGACGGCCTTGAACGTACTCGAGGCCAGCGCCCTCACGACGGCGCTGGCCAGTCCCTTCACCGAGTCGCGCACGGCGATGTACTCGTCCGCCTGTTGCACGTAGACCACGACAGTGAAGAGGAACGTCTCCTCGCTCGGGTTGCCGCCGGAGAGTTCATGGGAGAGCGAGCCCGGAACATCGCCGCTGATCCACACGTGCTGCGGCGCGATGTTGACCGGGAAGCCGATACCCTGCGCCACCTCGTCGAGGTCGTCTTCGTCGCCGAGCGCCTCGAGTAGCGCGTCCTGCGCCGCCCACACCTTGAGGCTGTCGATGAAGTCGGTCATCCGGTCACCGGCTTGTCCTCGCCGAGCAAGCCGATGATCGCGTCGACGTCGGGGATGCCGGTCTTGCCGGTCTTGTCGGCCTGCGAGATGCGGTAGTTGCCGACGTCGGTCGACAGCGAAGTCGCACGTGAGGGGATGGTGGACGGCAGGGCCTTCTCGGCGGTGAGGATCATCACGGCCTGCCGGGCGAGTTCGCAGGGCTCCGTGAAGCCGTGCGCGTAAGTGACCTCGATCTCGGCGCCGTCCGGCCACTTCGCGGCGCGAGAGACGGCGCCGTACCTGCGGACCACAAGCTCGGCGAGTTCGCCGGCGGAAAGCGGCACGCCGTCGATCGTCACGTCCGTCACCGGACCGACCTCGACGGTCGCGCTCAGGAACAGCACGGCCTGGCCGTTGCCGGTAAGCGTCTCGGTCACTTCGCGGCTGACGTAGGCCACCTTGGCCGCCTTCTCAAACCATTGTTCGGCGAAGGCGCGGTCGGCCTCCAGCTTGGCGTCCGGGTACTTGGTGGCGCTGGTGAGGTCCGGGTGCGCCGCTCGCAGATCGTCGATGGTGAAGTAGGCGTCGCCTGCGCCGGGGCTCTCGCCGTAGCTCTCCTCGCCGCTCATCGCTCGATCTCGAAGAACCAGCAGTTGCGCATGGGGCGGTCCTTGCGCCACACGCCCTCCACGCCGTTCGGGCCGGAGGTGTTAGTCATCGTGCTTCTCCCTCGGTGTCAATCGACCATGCCAGTCTCTCGTGGATACTGCCTTCATGAACACCCCCAATGGGCGGCCCTTGCGCTTCGCGTCCTGCATGTTTTCAAGCCGAGTTCCAAGAAAGAGGTGAGCAGGATTCACGCAGTGGCGGTTGTCGCAATGGTGACAAACATCAAGTCCGGCCGGAGTCCTTCCTTTGAACATCCGATAAGAGACGCGGTGTGCGAGGTCAGTCCCGAGTCCTCTAGCCCCGAGGTTGATCACCCCGTATCCGTTCGGCATCGTCGCTCCGGTCCACTCCCAGCACCCGTCACCGAACAGAACTTTGTCGGCCCAGCGGTCGAAAAGAGGGATGTTACGATAGGCGCGCATCAGACCTCCTAAGTCTGTTGCCACGCCCCCGGAGCTTCCGGCTCGCGGGGGCACTCTGTAGGTCGATTCTATCACGGCCATCGGACTCATCGCTCAAAGACTATGAACCAGCATTGCCGTTCGGCCCGCACGTGATACCCGACGCCCTGCTGACCGTTCGCCAGTGTGGCGTTCGCCTCCAGCGACTCGAAGTTGCCGCCACCCGTGGGCTTCACGTAGAGGCCGAAATGGTCAGGGACGCTGTGCCCTGAGAAGTCGATCACGAAGCCGTTGCCGGGGTCGGGGTCGTGCGTCAGGTGGACGCCGTTGCGCCCTTCCTTGGCGTCGGCCAGCAGGGCATCGCAGCCTTGCCAACGCGATCCCCGCACGACGGCCTTGCTGCCCGCGCGGGCGTACCAGTAGGCTCCGGCGCGCACGCAGTAGGCACCGCCGTCGTTCGGGTGTGGGTCGCACCACCACCCGTTGAAGACGATGCGGTTGTTCGGACCTTCGACCTTGCCCACGTCATGTTTGGCGTTGGCGAGCGCCTCAAGGCGCAGCTTCGTCTGCGCGCTCTGCGCCGCCTGCGCCGCCTTGATCTTGGCGAGCCGGGCCTTGCGCCGCAGCAGGTAGTCGGCGTCCATGACCCGCTTGCCGGAGAGCAGGTCGATGAGCATCGCCCCGGCGACGGGCTTGATCTCATCCTTCGGGTAGCCGAGGCGGTACTTCATCTGCTGGACGGCAGCGCACGTGAGCGGCCCCATGTCGCCGTCGGTCGCGAGGCGGCGGCGCGGCTTGCCGAAGGGGTTGTCGTTGAGCAGTCGCTGGAGGTGGGTGACGCGAGCGCCCTTGTCGCCGTACTTCAGGTAGTCGGCCATGACGCCTCCTAGTCCCCAGCGCCGGCCTCGCGGGCGGCCTCGATCTTGCTGCGGAACTCGGCGCGTGTGTTGGCGTCGCCTGAGTCGATGCCCTCGGCGTCGCAGATCGCGCGCAGGTCGGCAAGGTTCGTGCTCCTGTCGAACGGCGCGAGCGCCGGCGCGTCGTCCGCGGACTCCTTGACGGCCTTGCCCTTGCCCCGATTCTTCGGCTTCCCGCCGCCGGCGAGCAGGCCCACGCGCCGGGCCTCGTCGTCGGGGATGATCATGCCGGGCGTGTACATGAGGACGACGCGGCCGTCGTGTGCCTGCCCGTAGACGCGCGTGGTGACGTTGAACATCGGGGCTCCCTTCGTCTGGATGCGTCGCCTTGATTGTGCGGCCGGCGTCACCGGCTCCGCCGCGGGCTCGACGGACTCGAGGTAGACCCGGCCACCTTCGCCCACCGCGTAGGAGCGCAGCGATCGCGGCGGCTCGTGCGGCGACGGCGCCGGGAAGCGGTGCCGCAGGAACGGCTCAAGCTCTCTGAACGTGCCGTCGCCCGATGAGAGCCATGCCGGGCCGGCGTGCGCGCCGCGGCGGCTGGCGATCCTGCCGTCGCGCGCCCTGGTGATCTTGACGTCCATGAGTCGCTCGCCGCCGAGGCGCGCGAGGTTGCCGTAGAGAGTGCGCTTGTGCAGGACGGCGATGCCGGCTGCCGCGCCCACGTCGAGCGCCTCGAGCATGGCGCGCTTGCCGACCGGCAACGGGACGTGAAGCTCATACGACAGCGGCGCGGCGTAGCCGAGGGAGCGAAGCAGCCGCGCGGTCTGCATCATGCCGCGGCAGTAGGAGCTGCCCCCGTACCCGCGGCGCCGGTAGTCGGCGAGCACGGCTGTGATGAGGCCGCGGTGCAGGACGGGCACCTCGGCGCACGGCCGCGTCACGTAGAAGTCGTCGTTGAAGAGGATGAACGGGTCGGAGACGTCCGGGCACTCGCAGGCGGCGCGCATGGCGCGCGTGGTGACCTCGTACTTGGTACCACGCTGGTCGGTCGGCACGAGGTCGACATCCGTCACCCACTCGGGGGCGCCGCCGAAGATCCACACGCGCTCGTGCGGCAGGTTGGCCAGCGAGCGCAGCGAGTAGCGCAGCTCCTCGTTCTCGCCGGCGCGGCACAGGTACACGACGTCCATGCGCGGACCCCCTGCGAGAGACGGCCCGGCCCGCTACAGTGCGGGCCGGGCCGTCAGTGGTCATGCGGTGGTCAGGACGCGGCGCTGATCTCGCAGAACGCGACCGTCTCCATGGCGCCGGCGGCGGCGGAGAACTCGGCGAGGATCGCCACGAGGTTCTTCACGTAGTAGTCGGCGTGGCTGTCGCTCATGCCGATCGTGATGCCCTCGTGCATCCAGACGGCGAACTCGCGCCAGATGCCCATGACGCTCATGCCGGCCGGCAGGTCGAAGTTCGGCAGCACGAGGCAGCCCTCGACCTCGATCGGGTTGACGCTGCGCGGCGTCCCGAAGATGTAGCCGCCGGTGCCCTCCTCGAAGCCACTGTTGTCGCGGGCGAAGCGCAGCACCTTGTAATCGGCGCGGGACAAGAAGCACACGCTGGGCGTCTCGCCGTAGGCGTCGCCGATCGTGACCACGCCGTCGTAGATGTCCTCGATGAGCGTCACGGCGTCGGAGCCGGAACGGTCGACGTGGCCGATGCCGGGCGTGTTGCAGATGCCCAGCAGGTTGGCGCCGATGCCGTCGCCGCCGATGACCTGATGCGCCAGCCGACGCCGCAGGCCCCACTCGAGCTTGGCGTCGATGAGGCTCTTGACGCCGGCCACGTCGCGGAGCGACTGCTTGGCGGCCGGCATCCAGTGGGCGATGGTCGTGACGTCGAAGGTCACGGGCTCGAGCGTCAGGGCGCTCTCGGGCTTCGTGACCTCGGCGCCCTGGGCGGACTCGGCCACCTCGGCGGCGCTGTTCGTGAACACGTTTTCGCGGACCCACTTCACGCTTGTCGAGTCCGTGGTCGCCATGGTGATGAGGTCGAGCACGGTCAGCGGCGGCAGGAGCGGCAGCGGACGGATGCCCGGCTTCTGGTCCGGAGCCACAACCTCGTCCGGGGTCGAGAAGATGGCGGCCTGCGGACTCCGGCCACGCAGGATCGCGCGCGCCTGGTCACGGTCCGCCACCGGCACGGACTCGGTGGTCCCGATCTGGAGCTTGGAGCCCGGGGTGTCGGGGATGCGCGCGGCGACGCCACGGAAGACGTCGCTGGCGGTGAACGCCTCACCGATCGAGGTACGGTCGCCGGCGGCGTCCGGCTGGCGGACGCGGCCCTGGGGCGCGCCCTCCGGCGCCTCGGTGCCCATCAGCTCGAGCACGCCCTTGTAGGCGTCCTCGGCGGTGCGCGCCTCGGTCGCGGCGGCGTCGTAGGCAGCCTTGGCGGCCTGCGCCGCGGCGAACTCGGGCGTGTCGGTGAGGTTGTCGGACTCGACGCTGCCAAGCGCATCACGCGCGCTTACCAGCTCGTCCCATTTCGCCGATGCCTCTGCGGTATTGGCGTCGGCCTGCTCGCGCAGCGCGCGTGCACGGTCTTTGAGCTTCATGCGTTCCTCCTAGTGCCGTTTGGCCGCTGTTAGCAGCGACGCCAGTTCTGGCTGCGTCTTCATGGTCCGCCCGGCGTCACCCGAAGCGGGCTGAGCGGAGTCCTGCGCCTCGCCGTCGAGCGTGCTGAGCACCTGGTCGATGAGGGTCGATGCGTCGCGCAGCTTCGTCTCGTTGCCGGCCGACAGGGTGCGTCCGACGCTCGTTGGCGCGCGGAATCCGAGTGCCTCGACGATGCCCACGTCGGGGCGAACGGCGGCGGCCTGTTCGGCGACCACTACCTCGGTGACGAATCCCCAGTCGAGCGCCTCGCCGGCGGACAGGTACGTCTCGGCGTCGAGCGCCGCCTGCAACTCGTCCTCGGTCTTGGTGCAGCGGCCCATGTAGATGGTCGCCATAATGCCGCCCACGCGGTCGAGCCAGTCGGCCTGCTCGCGCAGCTCGCGGGCGTTGCCCACGCAGAGCAGGAGCGGGTTGTGGATCATGAACAGGCAGTTGTCGAACATGGTCACCGTCTCGCCGGCGAGCGCGAGGATCGTCGCCATGCTCGCCGTCCAGCCCTCCACCTGCGACGTCACCGCGGCGGGATGGCTCACGAGAGCGTTGTAGATCGCCAGCCCGTCCGAGACGCTGCCGCCAGGGCTGGCGAGGTGGAGCACGATCTCCGCCGTGTCGATGGCGGCGATCTTCTGGCACAGCTCCTTGGCGGTGAGCGACGGGTCGTACCAGTCGTCACCGATGACGTCATAGATCCACAGGTCCGTCGCGGTCGGCTCGCCCTCGGCGCGGACCGCGGCCTTGATGTCGTAGAACGATCCCTTAGCCTTCGGGAACTGCCGACGCATCGTCGCCCTCCTTCGTCTGGTCAGGTCGGCCGGCGCGCATCGCCTCGAGCACGAGGCCGTCGTGAAGCGCCTTGGCGGCGGCTGACGGCTCGGGAGCCGGCGCCTCCGGGTCCAGCAGGTTCGCCGGCACGCGCGGCCGGTTGTACGGGTTCGCCGGGTCTTTCGGGTCGCCGATCGGGTCCATGCGCTTGAGCTTGCGGTTGTCGTTCGTCGACGTCGTGCCGCTCGAGGTGAGGAGCATGATGGACTGCGCCTCCTGCAGCGGGTCGGGCTTGAGAATCTCGCCCATGTCGAACTCGTTGAAGATGCCGTCGCGCTGCCACGGCAGCTCGGGCCGGATGAGCTGCACCTGTTCGGTGTCCTCAACGAGCGTCAGGTACGGCGCCACGGTGTCGACGTAGAACGACCGGCGCAGCTCGGTGATGTTGCTGTAGGTGGCGTGGTCGAGAATCCCGATCATCGGCGCCGGGATGCCGTAGCAGGCGGCGGCCTCCTCGCGGGACGCCTTGCGCGTCTCGACGATGCCGACGTCGCCGGCGGACTGCGAGATGCTGCTGAACTTGAGCCCCTGGTCGAAGATGCCCAGCGTCTTGCCGTCCGGGCCGGCGTACAGTGATTCGAGCTCGGCGCGCAGGCGCGGGATCGTGCGATCCGTCAGGGTGTTGTCGGTCGAGAAGGCGCCTCTGAGGCTGGGGCCGTTCTCAAGGCTCTGGAGCTGCCAGTCCATCGCCGCGTCCTCGATGCCCAGGGTGCGACGCAGCGGCTCGAGCGGCGAGCGGCCGCCCATGAGCTTGTAGTGCACGACGTCGGCCGGCGCCAGCGTGTAGGACTCGCCGATGCCCGGGAACACCTTGTAGCCGACCGTCTGCTCGCCGTTCTTGATCTCCTGCACCCACGTCCACGGAATCGGCCACAGCTCCTCGGGCGGCGCGCCGATCGCCGGCCTGATCTTCAGCTCGAGGTGGTTGCCCTGGCTGAACAGGTTGTAGGCGAGTGCGCCCTTGCGGTCGAAGGCTGAGCCCCCGGGGTACGGGTTGCGCAGAAGCTCGGCGACCGCGTGGTCGCGCGTGCGCTTGCGATCCTCGCCGGTGAGGCCGGTGTACGTCTTCTCGGGCAGCCGGCCGATGGCGAGGTAGAACGTGCGGACCGCGGCGTACACCCACGGCTGCGTGAACACGATCTGCTCATAGGTGGCGGAGCGGCCGCCCCACAGAGGGATGGCGCCGCCGGACGGGCCGGCGTAGGTCGTGATGCCCCTGCCGGACCACGGCAGACCCTTGCCCTGAGCGCGCACGTGGGCGCCCCTCGAAATGATGACCGTCATGGGCCTCCGTTCTCGAGGATGCGCTGGAGGAAGGCGACGCGGCTCACGGGCACGAGCACCTCGCCGTCGATCGCCACCTTGGAGCCGTCCGGGTTGAGGTAGGCGGCGTGCCGGAGCACGTAGACGTCAGAGTGCACGGCCAGGAGCACGCCACGAATCGACTCGTCGCCCGTGGTGTTGAGGACGACAGTCTCGGCGGTCAGCGTTTTGAGGTACGGCCGGCGGCTGATCTTCATGGCTCCATGGTGCGGCCGGCGTCACCCAAGCAAAGAGACGGCCGCCCGGGTGGGCGGCCGTCAGTGGCGCTCGTGGTGGCTGTGGCGGGCTCTCAGCAGCGGCGCGTGCGCTGCATCCACTCCCACAGGTCAGCTTCGTCCTGGATGCCGTACCAGGGCCACTCGCTGCCGATGCAGGGCGCCAGCTCGTCCATCGGCCGGCCCATGTCCCACCCCCTCGGTCGAGGTAGCGGAAGGCTGCGCGGTTCTCGCGCCAGCTCAGGTTGGAATCCCAATACTTGCGACTGCGCCTCAGGCCGCCGGCGTGGTACTTGATGTACTGCCAGAGCTGTTGATCGGTGAGCGGGTCGAGGCTCGATCCTCTCTGGCCCCAGTACTCGCGGTAGTCGCGCTCGAACGCCGCGCGCTCGTCAAGGATCGCGGTCGCCATCACAGCATCGGCAGCGTCTCGTGCTGCGCTGCCAGGAGTCGGGTGACAAGCTTCGCGGAGTAGGGCGCTGCACTGATGCCGTTGATCTCGTACATGCGCCGGGTGAGCGGGTTGCTCTCGATCGCGAAGCACTCAGACGCGGCGATGCCAGTCGGCAGGATGAATGTCCTCAGCATCCGGCGCTTGGCGTCCGGCGGCTGCTCGTTGCACAGGTTGAAGAAAGCGCGCTCGAGGCGAAGCTGCGGGATGCGCCGGCCGATCGCGGCCAACGTCACGGCCTTCTGACGCTCGGGGCGCGCGGTGAGCATGAACACCCTGTAGCCCACGAGGGCTTCAACGAGATCCATGCGGTACTGCTCCAGCTCGACGCGCTTCTCGATCGGGCGGATGTAGCGGCTCACCTGCTGGTCGGCGATCAAAGTGTAGTTGAGGTCCAACAAGACGATTTCCGGGCGGCTCACGGTCAGTCCTTGCCGGCCGGGCGGCCGGGCGGCTGCGGGGTGAAGCGGTCGAGCTGCCGGCTGTCGACCAGGTAGTCGCGGCCGATCTTCCTGCCCTTGAGCCGGCCGGCGGTGATGAGGGCGCGCACGCGCCTCGGCGTGATACCAAGCTTCTCGGCTACCTGTGCGGTGGTCAGTTCCACGGGGCTCCCCTCCTTGGGCGGCTCCCCACAGCGTACCGCACGCGGCATAGTTTCGGTGGCTTCGGTAGACGGTCGTGGCATGATGGCGTTGCTCCTTTCGGTGGCGGGAGCCGGCTGGGCTGGCCGGCTCCCGCCTTTTGCGTTGGTCAGCGGGGCGTCTCCTGCGCCAGCCTGTAGACGAGGCGCGTGCTGTAGTCGTTGGCGTTGGACACGTGCGTGTCGTTTCCGAGGTAGACGCCGCCGTACTTGCTCTCGACGATCACCGGCCGGTCCTCGATGCCCCAGTAGGCGCAGGTCGCGTCGATCGCGGCCTCGAGCGCCTCGCGGCTGTCGCTGCGATCCGTGAAGATGTACAGGGCGCCGAAGTGCACGAGCTTGGCATCGGGCGACGGCGGCGCGTAGGCGTAGCCGTCCTGGACTCCCCTGCTCCCGGTCGTGCCACCGCAGTAGGCCGGCGCCGCCGTGCCGTCCGGCTCCAGCCACGACTCGCAGGTGTAGGCGAGGTCGATCATGCCGTCGAAGCCGCCGCCCTCATACGCCTTGGCGACGGGGTTGACCTGAGCGGTCGTCGGGCCGTCGACCCAGCGCACGTTGATCGAGTTGTGGTCGCTGCGGACGGAGAACTTCGTGCCGGGGAACTCGCGCTTGAGCGCCTTGCGCACGAGCTTGGCCGTCTCGACGCCGGACAGGTATGTGGTTTCGGTCTGCGTCATGACGCGCTCCTCTCAGCCTCGGCCTTGTCGAAGTAGAGGCGCTCGCCGTAGCTCACGCACCACGACGCCTGGCTGAGCCCGCGGCCGGTGACGAGCCACGGGCCGTCGCTGAAGAAGTGCACGCCGGTCACCTGGAAGGTGCCGCAGTGCGTATGCAGGAAGACGGGGCGCTCCTCTTCGCCCTCGAGGTACTCGCGGACGGTGATGGTGGCCGGCACGATCGGGTCGCCGCTCGTGTCGTACTTGGCGTCGAGGTAGCCGACGCGGCCAGTCAGATCGACCTTCGCCGTCTTGCGGGCGGTTCCGTTGCGGCGGGTGGCGGTCATGGTGGGCTCCTTCGGTAGAGTGGGCGGGTTCTCTACTTACAAGTATACCCCGTGCGGAACTAATAGCAACCTGTTTCTACCTGCAAATAACGTGTTTCTGCGAACAGGTGTACTCAGCCGGGAAACGCTCAGGCGGTGATGACGCGGGGGTCGCGCGCCGACATGGCCTCAGCCTCGGCGAGGTAGGCGGCCATGACGAGTGCCACGCAGGCGTCGATCTTGAGGTCGTCCTGCACCTTGGTGATCCGCCAGCCGTAGGGCGTCTCTTGGACGCCGGCGTTGAGCACCTGGTCGGACAGCTCGGCGTGACCGCCGTGGCGCATCCGGCCTTCCTTGAGTACGTCCAGCAGCATCATCGACGCGGCGCTCATCTTGACGTGGTTCTGCTTGAACTCCTCGACGGGCAGGCCGAACTCGTTTTGCAGCCTCAGCATGGAGCGGGTGAAGTAGTTGGGGTCACAGGCGATCTTGGTGACGTTGAAGTCCTCGCACAGCTCGACGATCTTCGCCTCCACGGCTTCGTGGTCGATGTAGCCAAGCGCCTCGTTCTTGCGCCACACCCACGCGAGCGGGTTGTGGTAGCCGTCGTGGCCGACCTGGTCGAAGATGAGCGCCGTCGTGTCGCGCGTCCACGAGGCATCGAGCCCGATGACGGCCGGCAGGTCCGGGTCGATGACCGGGCGTGCGCGGCAGGCGTGCCAGAGCTTGCCGGAGTAGGCGCGGTTCGTGCCCGTCGACGGGAAGCGGTTGAGGTGGTATCGCTCGAACGAGGCGAAGGGCAGCGTCTTGTACTGGTCCTTGAGGGCGACCTGGCTGATCCACGAGGCCGGGTTCGCCTTGCGCCACACATTCGGGTCGGTGCCGTCGTCCTCGTCGCCGGCTCCCACCCAATACACCCACGCGCGCGGGTCGCCGGGCGCCTGGCCGCGGAACGGCCTCGGCGTGCCCAGCGTGTCAACGAGTAGCTCCCACAGCGGCCCCTTGCGCTCCTTGCCGGCCGTCGTGATGGTGAGCAGCAGTCCGTTCTTGGTGCCGACCATGCCGGAGAGAAGCGTCTCGCGCATGGAGGCGTCGCGGTGCACGTGGTACTCGTCGATGATCGCCACCTGTGGATGCCAGCCCTGCGCCGAGTCGGCGTTCCACGGCATCGTGCGGAAGATCGCGCCCGTCTCCGGCACCTCGATGACCTTGCGGTAGACCTTGGCGATCTTCCGTAGCAGCGGGTCTTGCAGGATGATCCGCTTGGCCTTGTTGAAGACGATGCCGGCCTGGATCATGTTGGACGCGACGACGTAGTACTCGCCCTCGTGCGTCGGCTCGGTGAACATGCAGGCGAGCCCGAAGCCGGCGACGCTCTGGCTCTTGCCCTGCCAGCGCGGCAGGCCCACGACGGCCTCGCGGTAGCGGCGCGTGCCGTCGCGATTCAGCGTGCCGAAGACAGGGCGGACGATGTTGCTCGACTGCCAGTCCTCGAGGATGAAGGGCCGGCCGGCGAGCGGTCCGGCGGTGTGGCGCACGTGCGTGGCGAGAAACAGCTCGATCAGGCCGGCGGCGGTTTCGCCCTTCTGCGTGAGCTCGCGGACGGTGCGCTTGCCGGTGCGGCGAGCCGGCGGCTTCGCCTTGGGCTTGGCAGCCGGCCGGGTCGGCGCTGGCGTCTTGGTCGGCACGTCACTTGCCGGTGGCGAGCTTGGCTATCAGCCGATCCCGCAGGTCGGTGACCATGCTGGCGCCGGCGACTTCCATGAGGCCGGCGCGGATGCGCGCGAGCGGGTTGAGGCCCATGACGTCGGAGAGCTGGCGCATCGTCGTCGCGGCGTCCTTCTGCACCTTCAGCATCGGGTTGGTGACGATCCTGCCTTCCGTGGTCTTAACGTTGAGCCCGAAACGGTGGATGTTCGCCGACGCCTCGGCGTGCACGTAGACGGCCTCGCAGTACGCCTTGACCAAGGGCGTGTCGGACCTGCGCAGGTGCCCGGTGTCCACGAGGTCGGTGACCACGACGCTCCACACCTCACGCGCCGAGGCCGGCAACTCCTTCGGCGCCATGAAGGCGTCGACGTCAACGTCCGCCGGCACCACGGCGACCGCTCCCCGCACCTCGCGGTTGCCGGTGCCGCGCCGGCCACGCTTGGGATCGACGGGCCTGCCCTTAGCCACTCTCCACGACCCATCCGACGAACTCGCCGAAGCGGAAGACCTCGCGGCCGTCCGGCGGGAAGCCGACGCTCAGAGGGCGCTGTACGCCCTGCAACGACAGCTCCTTGGCCACGATGTCCTCGGACGACGTGCCGGTCGCGACCTTCCCGGCGAGCGCGTAGGCGCGCGCCTTGTCGGCGTCCCAATCGCCCGGCACCTCGGTGATGAGGATGGACGGCCACTCCAGCGAGCGCGCCGCCTCCAGGGTGCCGTTGCCGGCGATGACGAACAGGGCGCCGCCGGCGCCGCGCGCGACCACGAGGGGCCGGCGCTGGCCGAACCTCTCCAGCGAGCGGGCGATGGCGGCCACGTTGCGGTCGTCGTGTCGGCGCGCGTTGCCAGGATCGCTCTGCAGCTCGTCGATCGGCACGCCGCGCGGCCTCAGGTCGTTCATCGGTCTACCCCCTCGAAGTAGTCGTCGAGCGCGGTGTGGATCGCCTCGCCCGTCTTGGTGCAGCGCCACGCGAGCTGCGGGCGCGCGCGGCGGCCAAGGTTGGTGAACACGCCGGCGACGGTGCGGGCTTCAACGAGGGCGCCGGCCACGGCCTCGTCAGGGTTCGGCGTGGGCGTGGGCTCCGGCACGTGCTCGGCCACGGCGGGATCGAGCGGCTCCCACACGATCTCGTTGTGGCGCCGGCGGTAGTCGGCCTTCTTGCAGCGGGTCGAACAGTAGCGACGCGGGCGCCCGGTGCGCGGCTGCTGGATCGGGACGCCGCAGCCGACGCACTTCTGGTTGAGGTCGGTCATGGAATCAGCATCGGGGCCGCGTCACCCGTTTAGGCCCAAGCCGGGAACTTTAGGCCTCTGATTTCCCATTTTCGGGCGCGCGCGACGGGAGG